AGCCGTAACTCCTTTTCCTGCAAGAAACAATCCAGGTCCTATTGCAGCGAACTTCTGAAACCTTTCAATAGGATCACTTGCACCTATCCATTTTCCAAATGCCTCAGAAAGACCAGAGATAAAACTACCACCACCAAATTTCAGTAAACCACTCCCTATTGCTTGAATACCAGTTCCAACAGATGCGAAGTTAGTTGCGTCTATTGCTCCAAATTTTGAAAGGGTATCTGCAACGGCGTCTAATCCTTTAGGATCATTAAGTAAACTTGCTACAAAACTTCCAGCCCCAAAGGCCATCAATCCTACACCTATATCCTTCATACCTTGACCAACCGGTGCAAGTGACTCTGAAGGTATTTTCCCAAATCTTTCGATACTAGTAGCTACACTTTCAAGTTGTTCTTTGCTGGGCATAGTACCACCAGCAACTGCTGCACCAGCAGTAAAGGCTATAAGACCTACACCTATTGCGGCCAATCCAGCAGCAACACCTAACATTTTACCAGGCTCCAAACCGGCTAATCTTTCTATTCCACCAACTACGGAATCTATTACTCCTTCTACAGTTTTACCTATTGCTGTAATGAGCGCTGAAATAGAACCAACTACTTTTGTCACATTATCTCCAATAGAAGTAATAATACCTTCTATTGTTTTTCCAATTTTACCTATATTGTCACCAATAGCATTTATAATTGTTTCTATGGTTAAACCAATTTGTTCAATAATAGGTTTTATCTGTGCAACTACTCCATCAAAACTTGCTAGTATTTTTTCAATCACACTACCAATAGTTGCAACAATTTTTTCTATCTTATCGGCTACTGCAATAATAACTGCACTAATATCACTAATAATACTTTTTACTACCGGAGCAAAAGCAACGAGAACATCTTTAACATCAGTAATGGCTGATTGAATTGCGGCTATTACTGCCTGCATGGTTTTGTTGAAGACAGGATCAGTAATGATATCTTTTATTAGTTTGAAAAGTCCTGTAACAATTGGCATTAACGCTTTAATTACAGTAGCGAGCCCATCAAAAAATGCTTCGATAAATGGCCCCATTCGTTTTACCATTTCTCCAAAACCCGATAAGACTTTATGAAGAATAGTTCCAATTGCTTCACCAAGTGATTTGATTATACCAGTAACCATCTTCAATGCATTACCTTCACCTGCAATTAATTCAAATACTTTAAATGCAGCAGCAAGCCCCGCAGCAAATATTGGAAGTGAAAGAGCTAAGACTGATACACCTATTAATACCGCTGGATTAGCAAATGATGCTAGTCCTCTTGACAACCCTACTAGAAAACCCTGAATACCTTTTCCGGCTGCCTTCATACTTCTTCCCATGGCGCCAATAGGATTCATTACAGCCTTACCCATTTTAGAGAAAAATCCACCAGCTTTTGCTTCTTCTGCTTTTCCGTCAGGAACCTTTTCTCCAGCTCCTCCCTTTCTTGCGGCTTCTGCAGCTGCTTCTCTTGCCGCAGCAGAATCATCTAATTGTAAATTAAGTATATTTGCCAATAAATCGACAGTCTTATCAATCCCGCCTATCGACACCACCATCGCGTTGCCTATCGCATCTGTGTCAGCTCGAATATTCTGTAAAAATCCTCCTGATTCCCTCGCCCAATTGTCATCTCCAGTATCACCTTGTGAAGCCTCACCTATTGCTGTTCCAATGTCTCCAGCTAGACCTCCACCTGAAAGTGCTTCTTCTATATTTTCTAATTGACTACCGTGATTTTCTGATACCTCCTCTAGAGCCATAGCCGCTGCTTCACCACCTACACTAATGTTTTCTAGATGGCGTTCTGCTTGACCCGCTTGGTATTGATTGTCCATGTGCCGCGTGTCTTGCTCTGAAAACTCATCCATTGTTGCAGTTCGCAGCTTTGTAATGTCTTCATGTGTTTGTCTGAGCCGTTTCTTTTGGTTTCGTCTGTGAAAGAAAGCAAATATCGATCCAAGTCTACCAGACTTTACAACTTGCGCACCAGATCTCCTTGACTCAGCACCTTGCTGATCCAATTCTTTATTAAGATGATCTAACGCGTCTACAACATCTTCTAAAGTTTTTCCAGTTGGTTTACCACCTTCTTCGGCCATTTTTATCTTCCTTTATTTTTGGCGTTATCGGTTCTTATTCTATCGTTTTCTTCCTTAATCCAATTTTGTAGCAACATTACATATATTGCTCTTTCATAAGGGTACATATTATCAAGTTCTGTTAGACTCCATTGATGATGCTGAATCATAGCGAAGTTTGTTTGATAATGGTTCGCCAAGGAATCGTGACTCAGCGCTATTCGAAAAAAGAATCAATCCCCTCAATCCTCATGGGGGCTGATTTTTCACATCTTGGACATATCCAATCTATTTCATGGCTTAGTCTTGGCATCGATTCAAAAAAGTCTTTTACTTCAGTAAATTGTGCAGAAGTAAGAGATTCAAGAAACTCATTTAAGTCTTTTTTAGTAGAATCTTTTGCCTTGAATATTTCTTCTCCATCCCAAATGTATTCAATACAATCTACAATCAGTTTAAATACATTTTCTGATTTTATGTCCTCACCTTCCCCAGTATATTTCTGTACCGTTTCAATTTGCGGAAAGTTTAATTTCATTCCAATATCATCAGTAATGTTTATTTCTGAAGATTTAATTTTTGAAGTATCCATAACAATATCATCAATATTAATATTAATCTCACAAATATCATTTTCAGTTGCTTCTTCACAACATTTAAAGTTTGAAGGTCTATGTGGGCTTATTGTTAAAACTTCCCCGATTGATCTTCCTCTAAGCTGAAGGAAAAAATATTCAATATCAAATGATGCAAGCCTTTTAAGGTTTACTTCTCCTTCTGTGCAAGAAGTGATAATATCTTGCATGGCTTTGGTCATCGCTCGGTTATCCCCAGCTTCCATTGCCATTAATAATGTTTTCTCTTCTTTTACAAGAAAAGGTCTGTAACTGACTTTTTCACCGGAAGATGGAATTGTCAATTCATAAGTGGGTGATGCCACTCTTGGTAAAGCCATAATATTCTCCTATAATAATTATAAATTTTAGTCTTGTGTCCACCAGCTATATGCCATATCTACTGTAAAATCTACTAGTTCCATGCTTTCCCATCCTAGTTCTATAGCACCTATTGTTTTCGGCCAACATTCATGTAATGTTACTTTATGAGTAGGTGTTGTTGCTTCCATCTCTTCTTCATTATAAACTGAAATTGAAATAGTTCCTATAAAACTTTTATAATATGTCATATTATATGAATTCGTACTTTGTATATGCTCATGCCAATCATACCAAAATTTTCTCGGTTTCCAATCATTTGTACCTAAGAAAGAAATTGCTACGGGTTCTTCTGTCACTTCATAAGGAACTTCTAAACCAAATTTACCCCCACTTCTGTAAGTGGTTGATCCAAAAGTTCTACTTGGAAATGATATAGATTTAATAAGAAATTCTATTTGTGAAGCCTGAACATCAGTAACCAATGTTTGCGGTGGTACAATTTCAACAGTAAATCTATTTCTTTTTGCAGCACTTCCTAAATTGTCCAACTTGGACATAAAATCGCTTATTGCAAAATCTCCACCCGGTCCTGATGGTGGGGGTCCTCCGTGTCCTGGATGCATTAGAACATTCCTCCGCTATGTGTCCATACTTTCTTTTTGTTTGCTTTTTTAAATCTTTCTACTGGTAGAAAAAGTGCTACTTCCCATTCATCTGCATTAACAAGAACATACTTAGATTTAACTTTACTTGAAAGATATCTATGTACCGTTGGTCTTGCTCTTTTAATCTTAGTGAAACCCTTTAGCATATTATATGTTAATTTTAATTTGGTTGTTTCATCGTATTTTTTATTATTTGCAAACATCTTAAGTTGATCCATTAATATAGCTCTATGTTTTGGAGCAAGATAATGAAAGTTCAACCCAAGAAATCCATCTGGATATTTTTCAATAGGAAAAACCAAAGGAAAGGTATCATACCAGGGAAGATCATCTTTCCATTTAGGATCATAGGAATAGAAATACATTTTCCCTAGTACACTTTGACCCACCAAACTTTCTTGTCGTGAAAGTATTGACTGTGGTGTTTCACTAGAAAACTTTCCCTTA